GGCTCGCCATATAATTTTGCGTTTTCTTCTTTATCGATAAGCTTCGCGAGTATCTCGTTGACCTCGGCATTGCGCGCCTTGCGCTGAATTATTTTTTGGAATTGCTTTACAGAGTCGTCTTTTGCCTGAGTCATGCGCACCTCGTTGATTATTGCGTTTAATTGTACCTTCTCGGTTTAGTCAATATTTTTTTCTGGTTCTGTATTATGCGCGGAGCGAATTGCCTTAACACCCTCGTTGTATGCGCTCAAAAACCCATCCGGGCTCGCCATGCGCATCTGTGCCGCGACGCTCGCCCCAACCGCGCGAATACCATCCGCCCTGGCCTGATGCAGCGCCGCACATAGCCCGTCCTTTAGTGCAAGGTTGAGTGAATCGCCTTCAAGTTTGCATATGTCGTAAATCAACCAGTAGGCGAGCCTGCGCCCGTATGGCTCGCGCAAAAGGGTTTCCAGGTCCGCCTTGAGTAGCTCGGCTGGTCGTAGCTCTTTTAGCTCCGGTTTGCTCAATAGACGCTAGCCCCTATTTGCTGCTGTGCTTCAACCACCGGGCCTAGCGCACCGGCCACCGAGCCAAGGTTGTCTGCGTCGATTTGCGACACTGCCTGCGCCGTCTTTGCTACCTCCGGAATGGCCGCTGCCTGGTCTGCCGCCTGCTGTTGCTGCGCCCGCGCCTCGCGCAATTGCGCCACTTCCGCGTTGCCGCGCACGGCGTCCGTGGCCACGCCGTACATCGTGGCAAACTGGTCAATAATGTTGTCGATATTGAGTTTGTCGATAGCATCCGGGTTGAGCTGCGCTATCCCCGCCGCCTCGGCCACCAACGACCGTAACCCACCAACGCCGGTTGATTGCTGAGCCTGGTGCATAATCGAAATAAACTCAACCGTCAGGTCTGCTCCTTGTAGCTCGTCGGGGGGAAGCGGGAGCATGTCATTGCGTTCAAGAATCGCAAAAGCGCGCTCAATGGCGGGCTCCAGTAAGCCGCTGTTGAGTTGTTGGAGCAACGGGCCGAGCATCAGCATAATTTCTTGGCGCTTTGCTTCAACCTCAGTGGCGGTCGGCCTATCGTTGCGCTCATCGGCAAGCGTGGCTTGCCACAGATTGGCGTAGAACCCTGCCTCAATCCGCGCCTCAATAACCGCGATTTCCTCCCTCACCTCACTGATTGCCCCAGCCGGGACCGTGAGCAGCGGCTTAACTTCTGCCGTCGCCACATCATCCAATTCCGTTACCGCGCCAGGAAGCAAGCTCACGGCGGACTGTGTGCCGCGCGTAACGATTGGTGGGATGGTCGCCTTGTCGATCATTTGCAGCTTGCGCTTTTCCAGGTGCTGGAGCTGCTTGCAATCGCCGCGTACGGCCCAGCCCGGCCCACGACCATAGACATCGCCGGGCCTTACCGACCAGCGCGGCGCTAGTATTGGGAATTCATAATACCCAGACTCGCGCAGCAATTGGTCTTTGTTTGGGTTTGTTTCCTCCCACCAGCATGACTTGAACGCCATACCATCAGGCCCAAGCGCCCCTGGTTTACGGTCGCTATGCGGATAAATCGCGTGGTACACGCCGAGTGTGTGGCCGAACTCACCGCGCTCGTATTGTGCTCGGGTTTGTTCCCCTACGTTCTCAATGCCGAACTCCTGCACCACCTGCCGCACGGTCATCTGCGACAACCCGAAGAATGTATCAATCTTGCCTTGCGCGTCAGCGTCAAGCCAATACTGACCCCACGCATAAGCCTTATAGCGAAGCCCACCGCTGGGGGTCTCGTCGCTCAATACGCAGGCCGTCGCGATACTGCCTAGGTCGGGGTAGACCGCATTTCCTAACACGTCGTACCAGTTCGATTTATGCAGAGCGTCCTTGATGATCTTCTTACAGTCCTCAAGGTAGGTTTTAACCTTGGTGCTTTTCGCAAGCTCCTTGTCGGAGACCGTAATACCGAACCACTCGCGTGCTGGGTTGGTGATGCCCGCCTGCATTCCCGCCTTGAGTGTGTCAAGAGCGCGTACGGGTGTTGAGTTGATGATAAAATCCTCTTTACGTTCGCCTTTGTTCCGCTCGCTACGTGCGTTCCAGTCCCACACAACGCGATAGGGCACCATCTGCTCGACAATCTCGCGCACATCGCGGTCCCATGACTGCCGCTCGTTTTTCAGTACAGCGGCCCGCGCCTGTAGGCTCTGCCGAAGCGTGGGCGCCATTATCCGCCCAGATTAGGGAGCGATCCTGGTGGCCTTCCGCTGACCCGGCTAAATCGTTGTGGCGTAGACATTGGCGAATCAAAGAGAAAAGCCGAGCGCCTGCCGGACCCTTCGCGAATACGCCGCTGTGTTTCGGCGCGGTCTAGTGCGTCAAGCTGGAGCGCGAACGTGTCGGGTGCTGCGGGTGGTGGCTTTGGTCTACGAATCCCAGGTGACGATCCCATGCCGCGCACATTACGACACGATGATTGTATTGTGCAAGTAATTTACGCCAACGGGTTGTAGTCAGCGACTGTCGTGGCTCTCGGCTTTGGAGCCTCGCGCTTACCGGCGACAGGATACGCGAACGTAATCGCTAGCGCGTCGCCCCTGTTTGGACTCGGCAACCCGCGCCGCTTCATATCCTCTTTGGACTCAAGCTGAATCTTGCCGTCAATTCTCGGCACTGTCTCTGGCCCGGTGAGGTCCGTGCGCAGTGTCGCATCCTCGGGAATAGCGCCGCCTTCCTTGAGCCATCGCTTCATGAGCATCCACATCTCAGCCCGTTTATTGACACACCCGGCGTCATCCGGTTTGCCTCCGAACCAGACAAGCTGCCATCGCCGACCCATCGTCTTGCCGGCTGAATAAATGCCAGTCCCGTAGCCTGCGTCGATAAAAACCGCGTCGGCTTTGTGCTCATCCTCAAGGTTCGCGAGCATGTTTGCCACGTGCACGTCGTTATCGTTGCGCGGCAGCGACCGCAGCACTTTGAACATGAGCCCTTGTCGCAATCCAATGACCAACTCATCGTCGCCACTCCATGCCGGGTCGCAGCTAATAATCACGGGCGCAAACGAAAATTGCTCTGCGCGCAGATGACGCCCGAACGCCGCGTCAACATCATCGTCGCCGATATACTGCCGCATGCTTTGCGCCGGGAACACACCGCGCACACGAACCTTTACGAAATCGGAGTCCTCGCCATAATCGGCCACCCACTGTGCAATCTGCTCTTTGTTGGTCCCCTCAACCTCGCGCGCGTCAATGCCGCGCTGTGCCCACCTGTGCCGGTATTGCCGGAAGCACTCACGGAAACGCCCACTCGCCCGTGTTGGGTTGCCGAACACACACCAAAGAATTTCTGTGTTGGTGTCCGTCAACGCGCCTTCGGCGACGCTCCATATCGCGTCATCAATCGCGCTCGCCTCATCGAAAATCAGAACGATGCGCCGCCCCTCGTTGTGCAGGCCAGCGAATGCTTCGCTATTATTGGCCGACCAAGGAAGGGCATCAGCGCGCCAGGTCTTATCGTGTCCAGGTTGCGTGCTATGTAGCCCTGTTGCCGTCCACTGAAACCACGACCTATTAACCGCCAGCCGGTGCCATTTTTGAAGCTCTGGCCAGGTCTTGGAGCGTAACTGCGCCTCGGTGTTCGCCGTCACCACCACGCGCGCATCATCGCAGGTCGACAGCGCCCACAGGACCAACCAGCTCACGATTGCCGACTTCCCAATACCGTGGCCTGACGACACCGCAGACTGTATTGCGGCGCCAACGTAATCATCACCGCGCACACCCTCGCGGAGCTTCTCGCCTATCTCGCGTAGATATTCTGTTTGCCAGGCGTACGGACCCGAGCGCCCGCTTAGTTCGCCCTCGCCCCAGGGGAACACGTAGCGCACGAACCCGAGCGGGTCGTGCGTGAACCCGGCAATATCGGTGGCTAGGTCTGACTCGCCAAGATTAAGTGCTTCGTGCACGCGCTCGCGCCTTCGCTATTGTCTCGCTTAGCTCCGTGTTAATATTCAGATCAATGGTCTCTTTAGGTTTACCGTAGGCATAGTGCCAAAGCATGGCCTCAACACCCGGCAGAATCGTGCCGCTTTCGAGTCGGGCTTTCAGCGACTCGGCATACCTTGGGTTGGATAGCAACCCCTGTGCAATCTGCCGTACCTCGCTGGTGACTTTATTTTTAACGCCCTTTGGCCGACCCCTGGGGTTGCCGCTCACACCGGGCGCGTACGCGGTCTTAGGCGCTGGCCTTTTTTTTGTCCTGTTATTTTCAGACATTACCGCACCATACCAGCCCACCGCTAAGTTAGCACGCGATTAATTGGGGCGGCTCGCGTGTTGTCTGCCGCCCCGATTTCCTAATAGCCCTTTTTGGACTTCTTAGATTTTTTTTTCTTAGGCATCTTATTTCCCTGTGTTGGTAGGGACCGCCCCCTAATGGCTTTGACCGCGCTTGGTCGCGCTGGGTTGATTGCATTATGCAACTAAACTTGCCCTGTAATCAATTCTAAGTCTCTAGCCGTAGTGCATCACGTATTGCTCGTAAAAACCCAATAGCGGCCAATCTAGGCCCCTTCCTGTTGATTTTTTAAGGACACATCGGGCCCTTGTTTTGCGCAGATGTGCATTTTCTCAAAAACCGCTCCGCAGCGCCAACATGCTGAGCCAACCGCAAACCTAGCCGATGCCTCAAGCGCCCTTTCTGCCGCCAAAGCATTCGCCATAGCCCTTGGTAGGTCTGGTGGTTTGTAGTGCGGCCCCTTAAGGATTTTCCCATCCGCCCGATATTGCACCCCGCCGATTAGCTTGGAATCATTGCTAGCAAGTATTTCCTCCATCACCGCCGCCAGGGGTATCCCGAGACGATACGCAAGGCCGCATAGGACAACGATCGAGTCACCAATGCCGTCCGCAATGCCCACCAGCGCTTCACTGCGATTTTGCGTCCACGCATTAAGAGCCGCCTTTGTCTCGCCGATCTCTTCGTCAATGAGATCAACCGCTAGTCTAAGCGCACTGTATTGCTCCGCATTCGTAAGCCCCTCATCGATCCGCTTGACCCCTGCCCGCTTGTTCCAGTCCGCTACCCGTTGAGCCCAATTCGCCATGTGCTTTTTCCTTTCCAAACGCGACAAACTCGCGCGTGTAATGCTCCCATTTTTCGCCGACAAATTCCCTACACCAACCGACCGTGCGCGTCATGATTCCCGCTCGCCCCTTAACCCGCTCGCCACACGGGAACAAGCCCGATAGGCAGCTTGCATGCAGGCATATCGCGCAGATTTCAATCAGCGCGGTGTCTGGGAGGGGTGTGAGGTTACTCCTCGGCGCGTGTTGTTTCATTGAACCCCGCTGCTCTCTTGCGCGCCGCTATTTCCGCAATTTCCCATGTAGCCCATAACTCGCGCCAACGCGCCTTGCCGTCCCACGATCCACGCGCGTTCTCCTCTCGCCACTTCTGCGCCAGCATATCGAATGCCTGCGCGTATGGTCCCGCTTTCCCATTCGCGTGTTCCTTGATTTTTTTGTACTGCTCGCTTGTGTCTGGCGCCCTGCCTTGCTGTGCGTCAATGCGCTTCGCATCAGTAAGGGCTTGTCGTAGCTCGCCGAGTGTTGGGAAAAACTTCCCCCGATGCATAACCTCGACAGCCTGACCCACCACGCGGGTTTCGTATTTCTCAAACTCCGCGCACCACAGAGCGCGGACAGCCTCATGGTTGTCGCCGTCAAGGTGTTGGAGTGGCCACCCTGCCCGCAGATACGTAAACGCCTGCATCGCCTGATCATGCGTCATTTGATTTTGCCCCTAACAGTTTCGCGTTGCGTTCAGCCGCAATGCGTTTGTGCTCGTTTGGGTCGAAAATCGAACCGTCCCCAACCATGTCGCGCTGGTTCCATGTTTTCAATTCAGCGGCCCACCCTTTTGGCTTTGGCTTTGGTGGGTTGCGGTTGTTCTCAATGAATCGTGTCACCTGGCTTGCTGTCCGCACAATCAGCTCCAAACTTAAATATTTCTCCCCGCGTTCATTCTCCCCGAGGTTGTGCGGGGTTTTATGGCAACCGTCGATTGCCTCGCATAAATCACCCACGGAAAATTTATCAACCAAGCGCTCTTTGATTTTATCTCGCTCCTTTTTCCCAGGCCGCGCCTGCGGGTGATGCTTGCGGTAATGCTCAACCACGGCGTCAACTTCGGTTTTGAGTTTTGGAACGACAATGGTTTTTCTCTCTCCTCTCTGCTCTGCTCCTCTCTCTCCTCTCTCTCCTCTTAACGTTTCAGTCGCGTTGCCGTGCAACGTTTCTGCAACGTTGCAGTCGTCGTTGTTTTCATGTACTCGCTTGGTATCTCTGTGTTTTTTTAATCTCTGGGCTGCCTTGTGCGACTCCGCGCGCTCCCACCAGTCATGCAGAATGGTCTTATCAAGCAGTTTTGACGCGCGCAGCGCCTTAACAAACACAGTTGCGTCACCAACCCACTTTGCGGCGCTCGCGATTTCGTCGTCAAGCATGCCGTCAAGATCACCATCCGGCTTGTGTCCAACAGCCCAACTCCACAGGCAAGCCAGGGCGCCGCATGCCTCCAAATGGCTGCACCCAAGAGCCTTGGCCAGGCGCTGCGGTTTGTAGTGATCGTGAAAGGTATCCTCTAGCTTGAGCCACGCCATATTCTACGCTCGCAAAATCCGACCACGCACGAGCGGTTGCGAATGACCGGTAAGAGTCACCGCCCGTGCGGGTCGAAACTATCGGTTATTGAGCCCAATCATTCGCGCGCTCAAATTGCCGAAAAGAGCGCTAGCCGTCAAGCAGATATTCCCCGGCGCGTACTTTCGCAAACACAAACCCACGCCCGTACCGGCCCGGTGAGTCGTCCCCGATGCGTGGCTTAATTCGCCCCTGCGAGCCGAGTCCCGCCCTGCGCCGCGACGCTTGAGACCTCGCAATAACCGCATCACGGGCTTTATCTAGCTTAAGCGGGTCCGGTGCCGGTAGGTCGGCGCGACGCGCGCACCAGGCCACAGCGCGAGCGCAGAAATTTATTGCACAGGCGCGAGCCGCCGCGATGGCGTCGTCAAACGAATCGCCGATTGCAATGTTGTCATAAATGATTTTTTCGGAGGTCTGGCAGTAGGCAACCCATTTTTGCATGGGCGCGATTCATATCGCTAGCGCATTGCGTGTCAATTATTTTTTCGAGGCACGTACTTAAAACGGGATTCCGTCGGGCTCGGGCCAGGGCAAGTAGACATCACCCGCGCTTTTAACCCGCGCGCTGATTGTCGACAGGCACGAGCAATCGCGCAGCTCTAGGTTTACGCCGGGTACGCCCGACCACATAACGCCACGCATTGGCAGTGCTCGCCATTCGGCCACGTCGTATTTTTTGCCACAACCACACCTTGAAATAATCATCTAATACCCCAGCCCTGTTAGCATCCGAATCGCATCATCAGCCCCATTCGTATGCGGCGACTATTAAAACATCCGCTCAAGCACAATCTCGACGCGCGGGTTTTCGGGATCGACAAACCGCCTAGAGCCGTCGTGACTCACGATCGAATAATCGTCCTCAATAACGCCAGCCGACTGCAGCACGTCCTGCGGCCCGGCATACAGGTTGTCAAGGTCCACGCGGCGTTTGTCGGGCAGGTAACTCTTAATCTCGCAGCGCAAGCACACCTCGCGCGGAATAGTAGGCAATCCCTTCGTGCCGCCGATTTTGATCATCATTTCGGCATACGCGGCCCACTGTTTATATTTTTCGGATGGTGTGATGAATGGTCGGCCACCGCGCCCGCGAAATATTTGTTTCTGGTTTTTCTTGATTGCGGGCGGCCCATTAATGGTCAACTCCATCCTCGCCCAACGGCCGTTTTTCGCTTCCCATGCGGCAAATGCGGCCACAATGGCTGCGTGTTTTTTGTCGCGCGTGGCTTTTCTTGCGGCACCAATCGTGCTCATTTGCCACCACGTGTTTGAAACACACCGCGCCATTGCGGATGCGCGTTCATGATTTCGCGCGCGTAGTAAGGGGCCAAATTATTGTTCAATGCGTAGTTGCCACCCGTGGCCTTCATGATTCTTTCATACCTCGCCATTTCCCAAAACATGCGCATTGAAAGCCGGGCGTCCCAAAGCCTGACGTGCTTAAGGGTCTCGCGAATACGCGCAACGAGAAACCCCATCACCTGCGGATTCGCAGCGTGGAATTTCTCAAACTCGCGTTGGCCCTCATCGGTTGTGAGGATTAGCTCGAATTGCTCACACGCCATTGCGCGCCCTCATAATCTGCGCACCGGGGTCGTGCAGCATCCGCAGCGCGTCGGTTAAGTGTTGCTTAGCCTGTGCTGCTAATGGGTCGCTTGAGCCTGCAAGCAGCCTGAGCGCCTTGGCGATGCTCGCTTGCATTGCTTGCGTGTTGAGCTGTGCTGGTTTCATGCCGCACCGCCGAATAACGCGCCCTGCTTTTCTCGCTCGTCTATTTTCCATTCGGGTCTTTGCTTTCTTCTTTCCATCATTTTTAGATACGAGTCGAAGTGACCCGTCCTATGCTGGGTAAATCCCAAACCCTTGCACCAGTAGTCATTACGCAGAATCGACTTACACACGCGACGCCATGACGGCGCTTCTCGCTTTGCCTCAAGCTTTGGGTCCGCCGCGTCAGGAATCCCGGATTCGTACCCCCTATCCATCCACCATTTGCGATGTACGTCCACCTTCGCTCGGAAATGCTGCGCTGTTTTTTCTGGCAAAGAGGATAAAAGCAACTCGGCAAACGAGCGCCATGTGTGGCCTGGCGGCAAAGTGACACTACGATAGCCTGTCATATTGCCCGACTCCTGAATGTACAATGAACCGCTGTTCGCACCATTGACGCGAGCCACCACCTTGCCCCACGTTTCCGGCTCAATGATATGATACAACCAGAGCCCTCGGCGCTGGTCGTCGCCGTATGGTTGGCAAATGCGCATCTGGTGAATCGTTAGCCCGGCCTTGTGCATTAAGTCATAAAGCTTGTTATGTGGCCGACCTGGGTTTCTCGCGTGCCATAGCCACAAGTCCTCAGTGCGCCAATCGTAAATCGGATAAAAATTGTACACATTATCGCAAACAAGGGTCGTGTAGCATTTGTCGCCCAGTCGTTCTTTTTTCTTGCTGGCGATTGTCCGAAAGCGATTCAGGCTCTCATCTGAGCGAATCCCCACAAGGCATGCTGTTTTCTTCCCGCCGGAATACCATGCCGCAAAAGCCGGGACGGCCTCTTCGAACTCCATGCCGGGGACGAACCAGTCAAAAAATAGCGGGTCGGTTATTGCGCCGCCGGGCGGCTCCCTTACCCATATTTTTTTTGCGTCGGCATCCCAGCAAACCCATTGCGGTTGGTACATCGAGACAGCGTTGCGAAGATGGATCGGCAAGCATAGCCAATACCAATCAGAACAATCAGAGCACATGTCCCGGCATTTTTCTGCGTGGTTTATTGTTAATTTGTATTGAGCCTCAAGGTCGACAAGCAAAACACCGAAGCGCCGACCCCGCGCACGCGCTTCGTCTGCAACCATGTGGAGCATGACCGTCGAATCCTTTCCGGCGCTGAAGCTAACATAGACCTTTTCGCAGGAGTCAAACGCATCAGCTATTCTCTGTCTCGCGGCCTCGAGAACCGAAACCCCAATTGGTCGCTTTGTGACGGGTAGAACCCTGGGTTTAAATTTATCGCATTCTGTCTTTTCCATTTTTCCACAGCCTCCACTACACAGCTATTTGCAGCATCCCGCCCAGCATCATCGAGTGCCCAGTAGGCGGCTATCGACGAATCCTTGCCCGCCCCATGCGAAAGAAAGCAGGCCGCATGGCCCATCCATGCGCGGTGATTCCTGT